CCCGGGGTCAGAGACAACAACTCGAACGGGGCAAGAACGTTCCATCCCGTAAAAGTTGAATCAACGAGAGCCTCATGTCGCAAAACTCGTGTTGTCAAGCCATACCTCTGGTCTGCCGGTTGGGCGGTGACAGACTTGTGAACGAGAGGTATTGGAGTTTTGGAAAGAGCGGTCTTTTGGACAGCCCCTCCGACATTCACCTGACTGTACCCATAACTCGCTGCGGCTGGGACAGCCACAGCAGGAGTCGCCTCTACCGTTGGAGTAGGCAACATTGGTGTGGGCGCTGGTGTCGGGATGTCCTCTATGATCTCCAGGACATCATGTGGCAGGAAGTTGTTAACCATAGGAGGCAAGCCACGCGATGTTCCCCCTATGCCTCCGACTTGAACGTCCATGGTGTTCAACGTTGGTCCCATACCAATAGCTGGGTACTGATCATCGGCGGTAAGAACACGCTGGCGAACGTCTTCGACTGGGATCTCGAGCCAGTAACTCTTCGCCTCCTCGGTCACGAATATCTCATCACGTCTAACACAGGTGTTGAATCGTTCGTGCCACCAATCGGGCCAGAAGACAGTCGCATTTCGAATGGCCATTGCTCTCTCTTTTTCTGTTACTCCTTTTGCCTGAAAGCACAGCAACTTGACCGCGGTGCTCATCCGGGTTTGTCCGCAGATTGAAAACGGACCGGGGGTCTTGGGAAGGCTCAGCCATCGTGGTGCAATCTCAGAAAATCCCTCATCACCTCGTGAAAAGGCAGTAACCCCTTCAGCATAGACGTCCGCTACTGGTCGACACGACAACTGGTTGTGGTCAACAAGAGCCGCAGTTTGTCCATAGAAGTCCATTGTCATGGGAAATGAGCATGGTTGTTCAGCCCAAGTTCGCACCTTGTTTGAGGTGGTATAGTTCATTCCATATTTCTGGCACCACAAAGCAAAACCTTGTCCGTCGAGTCCAAATTGATTGATCTGCCAGTTGCACAGTCCAAGTCGTTCGACGAAATCGTTCCTCAGTGTCCAAGCGTTGTCGTCTCCTCCTACCACCGCTACGATCGCATCTCGAGGGACGAATCCTTTCTCATACACAAAGCTGTAAAGGTACAGCAATGATACCACTGAGTTGACAACCGTGGTGAGATAGTTGCCCGATGGATTGAAACCCCGTGTCTGAAATTCGATGTCATGGACTTGGTACTTCGCTCGGAGCATTCCTTCGATGAGAAGATCATACCATTCAAGGTCAAAACCTTCGATCTTTTCGTGACAGAGTTTCCCAATGATGTCAAAAGCCGCCATCAAAACATGAGGATGTATGGAGATGTCAAAATGTTCATAATCTCCACACCATATGGGTTTGTTCCAGTCGATTCCGTTCAATTGGGCACACTCAAAGCATCCATAGTCTGGTCGCTCATGGTGGTTAACGCATCCTGGGAAAGTTGTTTCCACTTCGTCTGGGTTGTCATTCAGAATGTTGAGAAGCCGATGAAAGCCCGGCCCTTGTAGATCACAACCAATCATGATACCTGTTCGTTCCCAGTTCGCACCTAAGAGGTGGGTAAACCAGCCAGTCTGTTTCTTCAGTTCAAGCAAAAAGGCAATAGGGCAGGTCCAAACCAGTCGTGTTTTCTTGTCATGCACCTTACGATAAGGTAAAACCTCGTCCTTGTTGTTTCCGAGAATCTTCATAGTGGGGGCTTCGTGATTCGCATGGCATCGTTTGTAAAACTGCCATTCTTCCCGTAAGCGTTCATCAAGCTCAACAACAGATACAGGTGAATGACCTTTCTCGGTTTTGACCGAGACCTTGATGAAACCTCCTTTCCCAGATCCTCCAAATTTCCCGGTTTTCCTGTTCAAAGGAGCTCCCACGGCAGTGGACAGGTCAAGAGCAACAACTCTACCAGGTACACCTACTATTGCTTCCTCATCTGTCAGAACTCGTCCAGTTCCCTTGATAGCTGCACTCAGAAAGTTGAGAACTCCTTTTTTCGCTCGATCTAGCTTGTCAGGTTTGGTGGTAACTTTCTTCGCCATCGCTGCTAAACGAACGTGTCCAGGCAATGTTCCCCTGGCTTCAGGTTTGGTTCTAGGATCGTTGACAGACAGGCTTGCTATCCCGTAAGTATCATTCTCGTCAATCAGTCTCATATCCTTCAGCATGTTCTGATCAATGTTCGTCCCCATGAGACCGGTTTTGGTGGGCGAGTAGTGGACGAAATCTGCCCTCTCAACATTCACGATTCTTTCACCTTCATTCTCCTTCAATTCATCAAACAGTTTGTTGGCTGCTTCATTGGTCGTAACTGGACCCAGGGCTTCAGCCTCGCCAGCTGTGTCCTCAAGAGGAACATAGGGAGCATAGTAACTGATGTTGAGCACCATTCGCCCAGCGACGAGGGGCCCGAAATACAGGACTTCGGAAGACGGTGTGATCGCGAAAGCTGGACATCCGCAAAAACCCTTCATGACTGGCACATTTGTAGCTCCCACTACTTGGACAACCTTATACTTGTTTCCAAAAGCGTCAGTGTGGGTGATGTTCTGTCTTGATGGTGAAATCGTGGTCCACACAGTCTTGAATCCATTGTTGTCGTCGGGAACGAACACGGCCGCAGTGTAAGTGTCGAAATTCGCTCGGCCGTTTCGAGTAAGATTAGGGATTGACTTGAGGGATTTAGGATGACCAAAAAGCCCAGGTGGAATCTTGTAGATAGCCACGTCAGACTCTCCCATGTCAGCATGAACACGGTACTCACCCTCGCTCAACGACTTCTCAACATTTCCTTTCGCAAAGTTCAAAGTTCCATTTCCAGATTTCTTACATATCTCGCACCTCCCATGGACATACGAGACAATAGTCTCAGTGTCAAGAAGGTAGCCATAGATAGTTATGTCACACCCACAAGTGATGTAAATCATATTGGACTTGAGAACTTCGACCCTCTTGGTGATATCATTCCCAACCGCGACCACGGGGTCCATGATTGGCCTTTTAACGTGGTGGAACGGGTAGCTCTTGCCGGTGGCCGTATAGAAGTTGGTGGTGGGGGTTGAACCACTCGTAAATCTTGGTCCACTTTGGGTCTGTGGTGGATCTTCTTCCTCTTCTTCTGGAATCACCTTCTTCTCTTTGAAAATCCAGTGATAAGGGATGGACAAGAAGTTCTTCAGGTAAGGGAAAAGGAAGTACAGAGCAGTTCCAAGAACAGCCCAAGTGAGATGATTCATAAACTTCCCTTTCGTAGCCACGTGATAATACTCCTCAACCGAGATGGGCAATTCGTTGTCAGGTTTCTTCGCAGCGAACTTAGCTTTCTCCTCGGCCTTGACCTTATCAAAAGCTTCAATCCACTTGTCCCTTTTCACCAAAAATGCCTGGGTTTTATCCGCTATCTGGGACCTCCTTTCTGGATGCAAATAATCGGGATTAGGAGCAGCCGGGGTGAGAGGTGGCGGTATCATGAATTCAGGTCTTAGAGGGTCAGATGGAGTCAGGTGTTCCCGACATCCCCCACATTCTTTCATCTCCTGATTAGAAAACGGAGGAACATCATTCCTGGGTATGGGACCAGTGGCAGCATCCGCGAATGGTCCACAGCTGTCGTGGCTGGAAGTACTCCCGTTACTTCGATCCCGCTTCTTTCTTGCCGGCATCATTCCAAGAGCCTCCTCGTCTTCGAAAATCTCGTCGTCGTCATCCTCAAATTGTTGTTGTCTCTTCGCAATCAGGTCCCGCAGAACCATGACTAGTTGTGGATAACTGATCGTTCCTGGGAAAGCATAACGCATCCAAGTCCTCGTTCTTCCTTCGGTTGAAATAAAAGGAGAGTACACCTTAAACTCAAGGTGTTGCTTGTAGTCGTCACCGGGAATAGCTTTTGATGGATCCAAACGTGTGGTGTCTCCCAGGCGAAAGTCTGGTTTGACGATGGCCTCAACACATAAGTTGAACCGGTTAGCGAACGCATTCAAGTCCGTGATCTTCTCGACTTTCTCAAGTTTGTGTAGATTGGTGAAAACGGACACGATCTTCGGAGCTATCGTCATACCCTTTCCTTCGCCAATGCGGGAGTCAGCCGGAACTTCCGCTTGTGGGGGTTGGTACTCATTGCATGAGATGAGAGAAATAACGGAACTAACCGTGTTATTCAAGCTCTCGTTGTTGCAAGCAAACTCATCCAGGACAACGTGTTCGGTATTTGATGTTGATGCACCATTCCAATGGGGGGTGTCGGTAGGTACGGAGTAGTAACTGGGGTAACCCAGGTCCTTGCTCAGTGAGGGAATCAGATGTGATTTTCCAACACCAGGTTTCGAGTAACAGTAAAACCCAACGGGGGTTGGACGGTCACGTTTCTTACCAAAGGAGTCACGATACACTTCAATCTTGGACAGACGTTTCGATACCTGCAAACCGATGGCGTAGGACACACGAGGCAGCAATTCTCGGAAATGATCGATGTAGTAATCAACCATACTCAAAGTGGAACCTTTTGTGGCAAACCTTCCCTCTCTCAGACGAGCCGTGAACGTATCGAACGCAGAACACATCTTCATAGCCTCAGTGTCCTTCTGTCCAGTTTTCTTTCCACTAGTCAAAAATCCAAGATAATAAGAAATCCCCTGTGGTAGCCAATCACACAGCAAATCAAGAATAGGGATAGCCGATTTTCCAAAGAAAGCAGAAGCACTAAAAATACGCAAAAACGACATTGTGCGACTCATGTCACTAGTACTTGGCCAAGTCCCAGTGGAAATCACACCAACAAGCCCAGCGATGAAAGGAAGCGGGGAATATCCGTAATCATGACAGCCCTCAATTTCTGCCAGCTTCTCACTAATGGCAGTCATCATCTCAGCAGGTGATGAATGGCACAGGAAATGGCAGGCAGCGAGAACCTTGTTTTTGACACTGGTGAAAACATAGCCCGTTTGTCGAGCAGCCCAAGTAATCATATTACACAAGAAACTAGTGACTTTGGAAATCCCACATTTTTCAATAGCAATAGTCAAATTGCGCATCAAGGAAGTATCCATAACTTTATCAGTGTAATCACACATTGTGGCCTTCAAGTTGGCCAAAGGCTCAATCAGGTGAGAAGACTGTGGGTCAGTCTCTCGATCAAAAATCCCCTTCATAAAACCAAAAACATGTCCAGGAATCCCAAAAATAAAACGAACAATTTTCATAATGTAATGTCCGGCAAGTTTCAAAATCCCACCAAGATTATAACACATAAACAACAAAGCAGACCCACACAGAATGCACATAGTGGCATTCAAAACAGTAACCCCTTCAGTAAATGGAATAATAACACTGGCGACCATCTCTTCTAGATGATCAAAGGAACGATCCACCAAGCCCTTCATGTCCGGTAGACAGGTCTTGATCATGTCAGTGGATTTCCCAAGAACGGTGGACAAAATGTCCACAACTCCTCCAAAAGCTCCAAACACAGCCTTCTTGGCTGATTCAACGGGTGACATTGAAGCGGCATACTCCTTGGCTTTGTTCACAACATTCATGAATGGCGTGGTAACAGAATCAAGAGGTCCACACCCTTCGGCTTGGTCCTCCTCTTCCTCTTTGATCTTTTGCTCGTTGAAGGCTTTAAAAAGTTTCTTCATCATCATCTTGTTGGAGTTGTGAGCGTCGAGCACAGCATCACGATTGTAATAATCTCCTCCAACTTTCCTGAAAGCCCACGGATAGTAGCGATAGGCAGTCAGCCCCTCTCCCTCAATCCTGATCTTGAATGGACAGCGCTTGAATCGATTTCCTTGCGCGAGCAAAGGATAGCGCTTCAACATCTCATCCCAAAATTTTCCAGTTGGGGGGGGGTTTTGTGGTTGCATGGCGGCACCAAGGGTAGACATATTTTGGCCACAAATGATACCGGTTAGGTAAATCTCAAGTGAATAGAAAGCTTTCAAATATTTGGGTGTGAGAGCCAGTAAGGTCGGCTTTGAACAACTCACAAACACTTTATAGAACTCGTAAAACGCCGTGTAGACAGGAGTGCACTTGAG